GTCCGTGACGCCCGCCGACGATGCCGTAGTCGCCAGTCGGCATGTAGTACTGCTTGCCGTCCGGGCCGGTCTGCAACGTATAGTTGGCCAAGCGACCCTGATCGTGGCCGGTCTTGATGCCAAAGTTGAAATTGGACGGCCTGGAGTTGGCATCCGTAGGCGTAAACGACGGGTCGATAAAGAACGCCGTGTTGTCCGGGAACGAGTTGCCGTAATTGCCGTAGCTGTTGAGGTTCCACGAAGCCGGAGAACCGGCCTGCTCAATGGAGCCTGACTCTGTTTCTGTTCTTCCTCCCGGAGTAGCCGGGTTGTAGACCAGATCGCTCGCCGAGAAGATTGGCAGTTGGCTCGGCACAAGAGAGCCGCCGAACTTGTTGTAGTAGTTCGTGCCCCACAGGAGCGACGGATCGAATGTGGTGTCGGTAGCCATTTAGCGCTGCCCCGTCCATCCGCCCGATTGGCCGGTGGTGTCGTCGTATCCAGGCGACCAGATACTTTGATTGTTCCCGCCGCTGTTCCACGCATTCTGCATACGCCCGCCGAGCATCGCCCCGCCAAGCATCCCGGCTACCGGATTGCCGCCCGGCCCGACCTGCCGGCTCGTAGATCCATAGCTGCTGAACGGCGCCCGCATCGCGTCATACGTGCGGAACGGCCAGTTCTGCCAGTTCTGAAACTCCTGCGAGTTGCGGTCCAGTACGTTCTGGCCCTGCTGCTGCATGATGCTGCCGATGTTCATCAGTTGCTGGCCCGGCGCGAACTGGGCCTGCTGGACCTGGCCAAGCAGCCCAAGCCCCTGCATCTGGCGCGCGCGCTCGTCGTTGTAGGCCCCATAGCGCAGATCGTTCTCGGCCTTCGCAATGCCGCGTGCGCCAGCCTCGGCGACACCCGCATTGCCGAATGAGCCGCTACTGAATGCCCCGCCCGACATCCGCCCCTGAACATCGCCGGCCGTCTGGCTCACCATGTTGTCCAGGTACGGGTTGTTGTTCAGGTACGCGCCGCCGAGGGTGGCGTTGAGGTTGCCGGCGCCTGTGTTGGCGAGCGCCTGGGCTTGGGGTGCTGCGCCCGCAATCGCATCGAACCCCTGGAACTGGTACGGCGTGAAGCCCGCCGACTGGTTGTACGGGTTCTGTGTGTACGGCATGTTGCCGATCTCGATGCCGCGCTGGGCGACGCCGCCGGCAAGCGGCTGGAACTGGCTCGGCAGTTCGTTGGTCGTGGTGGTCGTGTTGTCGTCTTTGCGCGACGAGAGGTAACCGCCGACAGCGCCGATCAGAGGGCCGATCCAACTGTAGTCCATGTGTTGCTCCTACTCGTAGAGGACGACCACGGTGCCGGTGGCCGAGGCGCCGTAGTCGACATAGATGCCCGTTTCACAGATCACGCCGGCCTGCTTCTCGACGCGCGTGCCTGCGGCAGTGCCGGCCGGAATCGTGTCGATGATCGTGCCCGAGCCCGCCGAGGTCGCGTCGCGGATGTCGATAGCGGCCGTGGCTGTCACCACGGTCACCGTGAACCCCCGATAGATCGACTGGCCGGTCTTGACCAGTGAATCGGCCGTGATTGCCGACGAGTGCGCTACCTTTGGCATGACGGTATCCACCAGGTCGTTGACGATCTTCGCCAGATCGCGGAATACGTTGTAGAGGGCGAACTGATCCCTCGGTCGCATGTCGCTCGGCAGGCGGTTCTCGACGTTGAACTTCATGGCTATCGGCCGCCCGCGGGCTGGAGACGGTCGACGTTGTAGCCTGTCACCGAGCACGAGCCCGTGAAGTTGAACTGCAACCTGTGGAAGCGCGCGGTCTGGCGCAGCTTGAATTTGTTGTCGGCGGCGGCCGGCACGTCGTAGGCGCTGATGGTGAGGCCGGTTGAGGGCGTGGCTCCGGTCGCCATCGAGTAGTAGGCGGTGACCGTTGCGGTGGACGGGCGCACCGCATAGCGCAGCGAGCACTGCGTCAGGCGCGTCACCGTCTCGTCGTCGCCCATGTCATCGAGCGTCATGTAGGACGCCCCCGGCGTGCCGTTGAGCAACTGCATCGTGTGCGACGTGTTGAAATACGAGATCACGTCGGAGCCGGATGCCACGAAGTCCCACGAGGGCGTGTCGGTCCAGGTGTCCCAGGTGGCGGCCGAAAGCGTATCCCAGGTGACAGTCGACGAGTTGTAGAGGAACACGGTCTCGACCGACAGGTCCATGCGCCCCCACTGCTTCGTGCCCAGGTGATAGACGATGCACTTGTCGCAGGACGTGGATCCCGCCGACGGGAAGAAGATGTAGATGAGCTTGTAGGTGCGGTCGAAGATGACCTGCGTCAGATAGGCGTAGTCCGACGAGCGGTTGTTGATGAACCATTGACGCAGTTGGCCGTCGGCGATGCTCACCGGGCGCGCGCCATCGAACATCCAGAAGTTGTCGCGGCCGACGAAGATGTGCGCCGTGCCGATGTCGACCACGGCATTCAGGCCCACGCAGCCGACGTTCGGATACTCCTGGAACGACCAGACGGCCGGCGCCCCCACGAACGAGCCCACGTAGAGCGAGCGGTCCTTGTAGATCACGATTCGGTCGTTGCCAAGTTTCTCGGCGGTCGTGATGCCGCCGTCTGCGCCGAGCAGCCGCCCGCTATTGCACAGGGTCACGGACGGATTGACCGTCCAGTCGTCGCCGTTGTTCAGCGCCGAGCACCACCAGCGGTCCGGGCTCGTGCCGAATGTGGCATCCACCGTGTTGCAGGCGAAAAGGAACCCGCCGGATGAAGTTACCAGGGAGCGCAGGACGCGTGCCTTGGGCGCTCCCGAGACGTCGGCAAATGCTCCCGTGGTCGACTTCTGTACCACGGTGTCGAGGTTGACCGCATAGGTGTTGTCGCCGAACTGGGCGAATGACCACCAGCTCGTAGCGCCGAGGGCATAGGCGGGCGCTCCAGCGCGCGAGCGGTCGGTCCAGGTAGTACCGGATAGTTCCTCGATCTTGGCGGTCGTGCCGGCGAATACGCGGCGCGTGGAGTCTAGCTTGGTGATCGTCACGGCGCCGCGGACTTCGCCAGCGCGGGCAGCGGACCCTTGGGCCGTGGCGCTGTTGGCCGCACGCATGCCGCCCTCATACGGGATCAGGTTGCTGCAATCCCGCAGGATGCCGGGCGTGGCCGGCGGAGCATCGGGCGTGAAGCCCAGGACTGGATTCACCGCGCCCTCATCGTGAGCGCCGCTCCGCCGAGATCGCGCGCGTTGGCGTTCAGTCCGGTCGAGATGGACATGTACATCCGGTGGGCCTTCTTGGCGTCCTCGTCGGCCCCGGTGAAGATGTTGGCTTCGAGGATGGCGGCCCACAACCACAGGGCGGGCGCGTCGGTCAGTAGCGCGTTGGTGTCGGTGTCGCCGGAGAAGTCGGCGTAGCGCGCGTAGTAGTGGTGGGTGACGCTGGTCGTGGCCGACGAACTGAGCACGATCTGGTTGTCGATGATCGTGTAGTAGGAGGCATCGTCGGCCGAGTTGTTGTAATACTCGGCGAAGGAGGCCGGCGCGATGTAGTCGATCTGCCAACTGGTCGTGCCGCTGGTGCCGCGCAGCAGGTAGGTGGCGAGATAGCGGGTCGGCAGGTCGAATGCGGCCGACGTGATCGTCGGCGTGTGGCTGGTCTGCATCGCCCGCGTGCGCACGGGCTCGGATGGCAGCAGCGAGTCCTTGGAGCCGTAGTAGATACGGGACGCGCCAAGGACTATGAAGTCGGGGATGTAGGACGACAGGTCGGCGCGATTGATCCAGGTGCCTACTGCCGTTTTCAACTCGCCGTAGTTGGTGATCGCCATTGGCGTCCTCGGATAGTTGGACTATCCGGGACACGCAACGCGCTCCGGCGCGGCTAGCCTAGCATAACGGGCCTACCCTGCGGCACAGGATTCGCAGGCGGTGCCGGTCACATCACGGCCCAGGTGGGCGGTCCGCAGGCGCTGGAAGGCGTCCGAATTCCAGCCCTCCATGAAGCCGACTTTGGTCAGGTCGGCCATGATCAGGTCGCCGTCCACGCCGCTACCAAAGCAGCAGGCGGCAAGTTTGCCGTCATGGGTGATGTGGCCCTCGGTGAACACCGCCCAGCAGGGCAGGGGCTCGCGCATGTTGTCTAGCCGGCCCGGGTTGCCTGGCTTGGGCTTCCAGCCGATGGCCTTGGAGGCGCCGCTCATGCCGTACAGGGGAAGCCAGTAGTGCTCGTCAACCCACATGCGCACCTCGTCAACCACCTTGCGCATGCGCTCGCCCTGCTCGCCGTCGAAGGCGATGGATGAGGCGTAGAGTTTGCAGCGGTACGAGCCCCAGTCGCGGATCTTGCGGGCCGCCTTGATGTTCTCGATGGCGCGCTGGAAGTAGCGGGGATTGACGTTGGCAACGGCGGCTAGTTGCCGCTCGTCGGAGAAGTTGAGCGAGAACTTGAGCGAGTCGAGGCCGGCTTTGAAGCAGGCGCGCACGCGCTCCTTGGTGGCCGCCGAGCCGTTGGTCGTGAGGAATACGTAGGGGAAGCCCACTTCCTTGGCCTCGGCGATGGCCTCGGGCAGCCACTTGCAGGTCATCGACTCGCCGATGTAGAACACGCCGAGTTCCTCTACCCCCTCGGCGCGCATCTCGCGGATCAAGCGGCTGTAGAGGGCGCGGTCCATCTCGCCCGAGTCGTCCCGGATCGACTTCACGCAGAACGAGCAGTGATAGTTGCAGTTCGCGGTCAGTTCGATCTTGACGGATTTCGGGGCCGGGCATATCGTGTTTGCATACTCGGGAGAAAGTCCGGTAATCCGGTCTATGCGAGTAGTAATCGACTCAGGGGGGATCATGTTTTGTGGCACATGCGGCAAGCAGTGCGATGAGGTCAATATCGGACGTTTCAGCAGGGA